GTTGCAAGATTTGGATTACATGATGCTAACCATCTACGTGGAGTAACACCATTAGTTACATTAGTAAACTTATGAGGCCAAAGATCATAAAACTCTGGCATCAATTGTTTCTTAATAAGATCAGAATGTAACGCTGCAACACCATTAACATGATGAGATCCAACAGTAGCAAGATGTGCCATACGAACTGACTTGTTACCATGCTCATCAATGATAGACATCTTCTCTAACATTGATTCATCAGCAGGATACTTTATACGAACAGCATTAAGGAACCTACGATTAATCTCATAGATGATCTCCATGTGACGTGGTAGTAGAGACTTAAAGAGTCTAAGATCCCACTTCTCTAATGCCTCTGGAAGAAGAGTATGATTTGTATATGCTATAGCAGCATGAGTTATCTCCCATGCATCTTCCCACTCTAAGTGTCTAACATCTACAAGAAGTCTCATCAACTCTGCAACAGCAACAGATGGATGAGTATCATTCAACTGTACTTGATAATGCTTTGCAAAATTCTCAATAGGAATACCTCTCTTATCAAGACTATTAAACATATCTTGAAGAGAAGCACTTACAAAGAAGTATTGTTGTTTTAATCTAAGTGTCTTACCTTGATCTGTACCATCATTAGGATATAATACCTTGGAGATAGTTTCAGAAGACACACTCTGTTCTACTGAACCAAGATAGTCTCCAATATTAAATGCATAGAAGTCAAATACATCTGTTGCATCTGCTCTCCACAATCTGATCCTATTACAACTGTTAACTTTATATCCTAACTGCAATACATCATAGGGTACAGCAACTACCTGCTCTTCAGGAACCCAACGACATCTATAGTTATTATGATCTGATACATAATTCTCTACTCTACCACCAAACCCAACATGAACAGATTCATCTGGATAAGATAATTCCCAAGGCCAATCTCCATGCAACCAATTATCTGTAATCTCTATTTGTTGATTATCTCTAACTACCTGTTTAAAAATACCATACTTATATCTAATACCATATCCAGTGGAAGGTATCTTTAAAGTCGCTAAGGACTCCATATAACACGCTGCAAGACGACCTAAACCACCATTACCTAGTCCAGGTTCCTCTGCACAATCAAGGATCTTATCCAAGCACTGATCATACTCTGCTAGTGCTTCTTCTGCTTCCTTTTTAAGACCTAAGTTTAAAAGATTATTATTAAGTTGAGGTCCAATTAAAAACTCTGCGGATAAATAAGCAACTTCCTTTTTATTAGGCTGTTGGTTATTTAACCAATATGACATCATCTGATCTCTTACAGCATAACATAATGCCATATAGAAATCATGCTTACTAGCATTGTCTGGTCTTTTACCTAGCGTGTAGTAAAGACGATCATTGATACCATTATTAAGTAGAGACATATCTTATGATTAGATAAAAGTATTATAACCTATCTATTCAGAAGCCTCCACTTTTTTCTTAGAACCAATGTTATATTTTTGTTCCAGGATCCAATCGTTCTTATCTTTGTATGCCAACACCTTAATTTGATTCAAAGGTGCAACATCTACTATAGACTCTGCATTAACTACAGATATCAATCCCCAATCAGAAAGCAAGCGAGCGATACGATTCCGACGCTGAACATCGTTAACAGTAAGATTGGCATGCTTGCCATCTAATGCAAATAATTCTTTGAAGTGAGTAATATAATATCTACCTTGCTTATGAAGAATGTGACAAGATTGATATAACTTCTTCTCTTTCCTAGATGCTACTCCAATTCTTGTTAAAGTCTCACGGACTTTTAAGAAATCATCTGGTTCGTTAAGCATAACCTCCACCATCATCTCAGGCTTCCAGTTAACTTGTGGTTCAATAGTGCTAGTAGTCACGCCACTCCTCCAATGTCAAGTCGTTGTTTAATAAATTCGAGTTGTTGCTTTGATAAAATATTCAACGCTTGCATTGCTTTTTCATTACTATATCCATAGTATTGTTTAACAAGGTCAAGGTTACTAATCTTATCTTTTCGCATCCACGGAGAGAATCTCTTCCGTTTCCTGAGACTATTTAGATAAAAATTATATTGCATATCCCTATCTAAAGCAGGATATTTGTTCATTTCATTAGCAAAGAGTATGCAATCTAGGTGTGCAGATAAGCATTTGTTAATAATATAAGGAGGATAATCTTTAATCGCATTAGGATCTTCTGTAAGATTCTCCTTGGTTTGGTTAATTGAATTTAACCATTCCTTCAATTCAGTTTTCATTTTTAAAATGATTCCATAATTGCATTGACACTAACGACTGTGGCGTTAGGATTACGTGCTAAGGCAACTTCCCTTGCCTCTTGATAATCTTTTGCATGGACATCCTCATTAAAGAGTTTACCAGCAACGTATAATTGTACTCTACATTTCATTGTTCAGTATCCTTTGGTAAATAAACTTCTACAGTAGAATGGCATTTTGGGCATGATAGATTAGTAACTATAGCAATGTCTTCACACCCATAGTCTTCACCATCAAAATCTGATCCCCAGATCAATTCAGTATTACAATGCCAACAATTCATTACTCTACCTCCGAACTGATAAAAGTAAATCCATCAGTATCCTTCTCATCAATAAAATTACCTGAAGATGGGTTACGTCTTTCTTTAGTAGTATCCTTCAAGATCTGTCCACTATAACCAATATTCTCTCTGAACTTGTCAGTCTTAACATCACTAGCAAGAGCATCAGTTCTACGTGTTCTTAACTGTGATACCATTCCACGTTCATAATTAAACAAAAGAAGTTCCTTTCTCTCCTTCTGATTCTCTTTATAAGTATCAGTAGATCTCATAGTATATGTTAGATCATACTCTTGTGCTTCCCATTCACTACTAAACCGATTCTTAACTAATTCACTACTATTGTAAGATATTAATTGATGAGCACATGTTCTATTACATATGTCAGCAAACCGATCATGGTCAAACCCTTTATGCATTCCACCCTTCTTACCATATAAGTTATCCTTAATATCATAAGGAGGATCTAAGTACATAAAACAATCACCACCCTCATACATTAAATCTTCATAATCCTTATTCGTAATTCTCCAATACTTAATAAGTTCTTGATAATCATCTAATCGCTTGATTCCAGCGAGTGAGAAGTTGGATTTGCTTGCCTGAGCACTGAAGGAGGAGGACTCAGATAGACCGCTAAAAGAGCACTTATTGATAATATAAAAATTAACTGCACGGTCCAAGGGGGTAGCTTCTTTGTCATATAAATCCTCCTTTGCTTTTAAAAATAATTCCTTTGCTTTCTCCTCAGTCTTATTAGCATTCTTAAGTTTAACTAATCTCTTTCTCATCTCTACACCATCTGCTCTCAACTGTTGCCAGAAGTTTGCTAGAGGTTCATATAAATCATTAACCCAAATCTCCATGTGAGGATACTTCTTCGTAATGTGAAGAGCAAATGATCCACCACCTAAAAATGGTTCACGATACTGTTTATATCTACTACCAAGAGATAAGTTAGGTAAAAAGTTATTCATCTTATCACAAGCACGAGACTTCCCACCAGGATATCTGAGAGGTGTCTTTAATAAACTTACCTTGTTTTTAAGTTGAAAAACTTCAGCTTTTGTATGTTGATGTACTGGCATAATAAAACTTCTTCTATGATTATTTAGAGGATAGTCTCTAGAGAATTTAAAAGTTCTCTAGCAGTTATCTCTTTCTCACTAGGTTCAATTGCTTCAGCAAGCATTGTATAATCTCCTTCCAGAAGTTTAAACGTTGCACCTGCACCGTCACACTCCGCTCTGGAATATACAATATCCCACGTCGTAACACCTATGGACATCTTTTTAGTATCTACCAAAAGCATATACTCAAATGTCTTTTTAAGATCTTCTCTTTTCAATTCATTGTTCTTCTTTTGACCTGGTCTTTTATTAATCAGAACAACTCTCTTACAAGAACCATTCTTATTAAAAAGTCCAAGACTACCTTTCATTTCATAAGGAACACCATTGGTGTCATAAAAATCCTTACCATCTTCATGGTCTCCAACATATGTTAGTTGATTACCAGACCACTTCTCAAAAGACTTCTCTTGAAGATAAGTCCTAAGAGGACGGAAGGCATTAGTTTTTAACTCTGGAGTATTAGTTGCCTGAACACATCCAAAGAAATTGCTCAAATCACAAAGGTTAATGTCAATCATTAGGGAACAATAATACCGTCTTGTATACTATCTGGTTGGACAATCTTACTAAATTGATTTTTATAATGATCCACTACTTGTTCTGCAGGATCAGCAACATAAATTACATGTTCCTGTTTAACAGTAATATCTTCTACAGGACTACTGAGAAGAGGACACCATGAGGCAAATCCAATATTACCATCCTTAGTTGGGACAGCAACAATTGCACCACGGAAGGTTACAGTAGAATCATTAACATCTACCACATCTGCTATAACATCTTCAGATGTACTTAAACGAACGATCTTTACGTTCATTTCATTTCTTGATCTTGCTTCAGTCATTTGAATTCGCATTCACACATTAGTTCAGTTAAAGCCGCTAAAAGATTGATCTCTTGATCAGCAACAAACGCTATCTGATATTGATACTTTGCAATAATCAGCACGGCTGCAGGTATGCTGCTTGGTACTAGAGAACCGTACATACAATCGTAGATTCTCCTAAGGATAAGAGCAGGATCATTATCCAGATTCTGGACTACCCATTTACGGACTTCCGTAAAATTCTTAACCTTTAAGTTTTTTACTAAATCCTCAGTTCTTACATCCCCAAAGGTTGCAAGAATTGCAGAATCTATTTTTCCTCCAACGGAATATCGTTGACATTCGTTGAGGACTCTTCTCCAATCTGGGAAGTGTTTGTTGATGAGTTCTGCGAGGACTTTCTTATCAGCTTCAACCCGCTCGTCGTCCAAGATGGATACAAGTCGTTTGAAGAATTGTCCAGCGATTGCTGGTTTTTGTTTTCCTGTGATTGAGAACTCGATGACGGAACATCTCGAATGGAGGGGTTCAATGATTTTGTTCTTGTAGTTGCAGGTAAAGATGAATCTACAGTTGTTTGAGAATTCTTCGATACTTGCTCTAAGTAAGAGTTGTACATCGGATGTTGTGTTATCTGCCTCGTCAATGATGATGACCTTGTGCTTCGCCTCCGAAGACAACGATACAGTAGATGCAA